GTTGTTTCCAGCTATCAAACTCGTACAACATTTGCTGGCGACATTCTCGATTATTTTTACCATTAAACGCTCCGACAGAAATTAGTGCGATTGCTGATCTTTTATTGATTCTAAGTTTGTGGATGATGTTGCATAGGCAGTCCATCCATGTATAGCCAGAAACATCTTCTAGACTTTCAAGTTTTTCGCACTCCTTTTTGCCCACAAGCTTGATATAGTTTAATCCATAATAAATAACATTGCGATTTTCATCCATTGTAAAATTACTGTATAAATGTCCAAGTCTAGGTGGATATACATCAATTTCTGCTCTTCTAGCATCCATGATTAATTGCTTTTTTTCGACATCTTCCTTCGGCTTGCCTTTAGACCCATCTAGCCAAACTTTATAAAACTTTTTTCTTCTATGATGCTTGCAGTAAGCGGCCCAGTAAGCATTGATAGCATAAGCGACGGCGTGAGATTTATTAAAAGCATAACGATTGGACTTCTCAATATTTGCAAAAATTTCTTCTGCGACTTTGTTAGTAACGATTCCTTTATCAGCGGCTCCTTTTAGGAAAGATTTCTTTACTTTCTCCATGAGGTCGGCCTTCTTTTTACCGATAGCCTTTCGAAGAGCGTCGGCTTCTTTAAGATCAAACCCTGCTAACTTTTGAGCAATCTGCATGGACTGTTCTTGGTATACAAGTACACCATAAGTTTCTTTTAAGATTGGCTCTAAAGATTCATGATCATATTCTACTGGGAAGTCTGGAGAGCCATTTTTTCTCAGGCAATACACCTCGGTCATATTCTTGCCGCTTTTATGTTTAGCCAATAGCGTTCCCGGACGAATCAGGCTAATTAGTGCTGCTAATTCTTTGATATTTCTAGGCCGACTTTCTTTGGCCCATTTTTTACCTAGATTAGATTCAAGCTGAAACACGCCCTTGGTATCGCCAGCGCAAATCAAATCCCATACTTCTGGGTCGTCAAAATTGTTGATATTAAAATTCATGCCCACACTCCAGTTTTAGGGTTTTTAACAATAATATGCTGCTTTCTTTTAAATAAGAATTCTTTATTTTGCCGTTCGGAATAAGACACATTACCTTTTATAATACCATGTGTTTTCTGTATATAAGCCAAAAGATTTCGCCATTTTTGTATGCCTATTTGGTGATGTATTTCAATTGCGAGATATTTAATAGGAGTTAAGTCTTGGTTATAAAATATATTGTATTCACTGGTTTCGCAATCTGATTTACAATAGTCTACACTACCTCCAATCTTGCTAATGCAATCTTCTAATGATATAGTTTGCACCTTTTGAATAACATTAGTTTTATCCCATTCTTCATGAACTGATGTTATTTCATTTTTTAATGCACAAGATCCGCTATCGTTATTTTGATGCATGATAATCTCAACTTCATTTCCAGATCTTTTAGCGCAGGCTAGGTTAAAGCCAACAATGTTGTCGCTTTTGATTTTGCCTTGGATTATTTCAAAACACTTCCTTACTGGCTCGTAATAATGAATGACTCCAAAATGGTCTTTGTATTTTTCAGTAAAAGAACCTACATTTGCGCCTATTTCTAAGCACTTGCCGCCGCGCGTTTCTGGAGGAACTTTATACTTTCCAATATTTTCCAATCTGATTTGCATTTATATTCTCTTTATTCGACATATAATTGTCCGTTTGCAAAAGCTTTTTCAAACTTAATTTTATTCGATAAATTTCTCTGCATCTTCAAAAACTTGATAAGAATATTTGCTGTATCTTTAACATCTTGGAGTGCGTCGTGGGAATTGTCTTTAGACATACCGAAATAATCTCTCATGTAATCCATGTTATAACCCTTAACTTCTGCATTGTTCTCGAACCAGCAGTAGACGTGCTGCATTACGTCCATTGTAAAAATAGGATTGAATAGTTTTTGTTCTTCTCGCTTGTCGTCCCAAGGGCCAAAAGCTTTACACATTCGGTTTACAATTGGCATATCATAACTATTGATATTCCAGCCAGCAGCAACTGGGGCTGTCCAGTTAGTTCCTTTGAAATTAAACTTATCACAAAACTGCCCAAACTTTTTCCAAACCGTTTTAGGCATTGGGCCAGTAGCAATTTCTGCCCTAGTCTTTCTTGTTACTTCTAACGCCTCATCTTCAACCGGATCGAATCCTGCGGCGATACACTTTTCTTCGTCAGTAATGCAACGAATCTTACTTTCAAACACACCTCCCGGTTGCAGGGTTAATTTTCTAGCATGAATAGCCACAGCAGCAATTTGCGTGGGCTGACACTTGTAAGGATTGCGCCCCGTTGTCTCAAAGTCAAATACAATAATATCTCGATAATTCATCGCTTTCTCCTTAATTCAATAAACTTCTCTACAGCATCATCAATGTTGTGATAAAGTCTGTAAAACTTGTGACGATCAGACCAAACCTGATATTTAGCCCGTGGGACAAACTGCCCCATCATAAAATCTTCTAAATTGCAAACCGAAACCCCTCTGGACTCAATCGAACATCCAGAAAAAATCACAGACTTGTAGTCCGCCGTTGTGTTAAGCATTACACACCTCCATTACTTTACTTAATAATGCAATCCCGAGAACATCAAATTTGATATGTCCTTGAAACTCTAGTGCGTTCATTTCAAACGCCACTACAGGATTGCCATCTTTATCTTCAGTCATAGGACAAACATCGGCCAAATTTACACTTGAAATAATAACACCGGCAGGATGCTTTCCTTGCGACTTGTTAGTTCCTTCAATATTAATTGCTTGTTCAAAAATATTTGCAAGCGGACCTTCTAATTCCCCTTTATCATTATAGTAACAATAATTTTTAAGATCGTCTGCCTTGTTTTCCAAGTTCCAACGAATTACAGACTTGTCTTCCATCATCTCTAATTGGTCAGAAATTTTAGATTCGTCAATCATACAATCTGTTATCGCATTCATTTCTGCAAATGACACGCTTTCATTGATTCTTAATACTTCTTTTAGTGCCGCGCGTCCTTGCAATCGCCCAAACGTAATCATCTGAGCCACTTTATTTGCCCCATATTTTTGTTTGATATAATCAATAACTTCGTCCCTACGTTCTGCTGGAACATCCATGTCAATATCGGGGATCGCTACGTTGCCCTCAGTGTTTCTACCTTCGTTGTAGAATCGCTCGAAAATAAGGTCGTATTCTATAGGATCTACTTCTGTGATGCCTAGTAGATACGACACTAAACATCCTGCGGCTGAGCCTCGACCCGGACCCGCAAGCCAGCCTTGCTCGCGCACCCATCTAATAATGTCCTGAACAATCAAAAAATATCCAGACAGTTGAGCTTTAAAAATAACTTTAAGCTCATGTTTTACTCTATCTGCATAGATTTCTTTGTATTCTTTGTCTTTAACCTTGCCTGAAGGAATCAGCAATCTAGCCCAGCCATCTCTACATAGTTGAGTTAGATATTCATCCTCATTGTATCCTTCTGGACATTCAAACGTGGGCAGGAGCGGAGGTCCGGCAAGATCGTAATCTTCACATTTATCAGCGATGTCAAATCCAGCAGTTTTGCCAGTTAGCTTAGGCAAAAACCACTTGTCATCACCATTAAAAAACTGTTCGTAGTCGTGTTCTATGTTCTTGATTTTTTTAAGCGTAGTTTTTAGCTTACTACACAGCATGACCCTATGACAATCAGCGTCACTTTGATCAACATAGTAGATCGCTTGATTTTCATAGTCTAACTGATAATGATTATGCTTAAATAGCTTGGCAAATCCATTCTTTTCTTTTGTAACACAGATAACATTTCCAGCTTTAGCAACTTGTTTCAGAACGTCTAGATTTTTATTGGAAACATATCGAACTAAATCAAACCATCCATTTTTATTCTTAGCATATAAAATATAACCATCAAACTCACAACCAATGATTGGCTTGATACCATGCTTTTTACAGTCTGCACTAAATTCTACAGCACCAGAAACACTTTCAAAGTCAGCAATACCACAGGCAGTATAGCCATATTCCTTGCATCTTTGTGCTAGTTTATCAGTTTTGCAAAATGCAGTCTGTAGACTGAAGTGCGTTTTACAATTTATAGGATTCCACATTTTATTTCTCAAGGTTTGTTCAAATCTTTAATCGCAACATTGTGACAGTCAGCCCTAACAACAAAACCGTTAGAAGGGTCGATTTCGCCTTTGGTTAGCTTTCTTGCCTTTTTGTAATATTCATCGCGAGGCAACCAGCCAAGCACCCAAGCTCGGCCCCATCGCCCATTCTTATTCTCAATCCTGACAAAGACATAGTTGTCGCATTTTTGCTTGGTATTGTAGTTTGCAACTGAACAATCATAGTAAGGCTTTGGCGGGCTAGTGCAACGTTTGGTTTTTACGTCCCAAGTAACCTGTTGGCTATTTCCACAAAGGTTTCCAGTAACAATATCATAATCGTATGTGTTATTGATTATACCACACAAAACATAATTTGCAACCTCTTCTCCTAAAAATCCTGCAATATTTCCATCACCCTTCATAATGGAATTGTTAATAACCCCCATTTCTCGGGCTTTTCGCCATGCTCGTTTTTTCATCTCTTCTGTAATTTCTACTTCAATCATTATCCCGGAGCCTCATAGTATCCAATATTAAATCCGTCTC